GTGAGCGTCGGGCAGCACTACGTGGAAAACCTGCAACCCAACAAGAAACCGGATTTATTATTCGTGAATATCTTGAGGGTAATACCATTGAGGGTATTTCTAGGTCCACGTATCGTGGTGGGGAATTCATTAAACGAATTCTAGAAGAAAACCACGTTCCAAAACGAAATAGTTCTCACGACTATTTTCATCCCCAACTTATTCCTGAAGGCGCAATGCAGGATAAGTTTGAAGTAGGAGAAACTGTATATAGCAGCAGATATGATTCTACTGCAAAAATTATTACAGAACTGCCTGATCCTACTTATGGCTGGGTTTACCGTGTATGGCTAACTAATGAAAAGTGGCTACAGTATGCCTACCAACCAGCCTGTGAATTAGCCTCTCTTAAGCACTTAAAAGAAGTTGGAGTTCAATTCTAATGGATAATAACATTATCTATGAAAAACTTATAGAAGAAAACTTGGAAAAAGGCTTTCAGATCAAACTGGTGGTCAATGACTTCAGGGAAACAATCTATATTCAACTCCGAAAATACTTTTTAAGCTATGAAGGCGAGTGGGTTGCCAGCCGAGAAGGTGTAAGTTTCCCAGCTAGTATGGAGAATATTTACAACCTTCTTGACGGCATGATGGAAATCTGCGCTGAAGCAGAGGGTGAGGAAATCATTGAGCACTACCATAACCAGCTCAAGAAATCCTAACTTGACCACACGACCCTAAACTGTTATAATATTAAACTCTTGTGAAAGTTTAACATGACAAACAAACTCAAAGAATTTCTTGACACAGCAAGCAAGCACTATTACGACGGCTGGCCTATTATTAGTGATAAGCAGTTTGATAGTCTTGCTGAGTTGATTGGCTACGGCGAGGTAGGTAGTGCTCCGCAGACCAATAAGGCTAAACACTTTAGGCAAATGTATAGTCTGCAGAAATTCTATGATGATGAGGGTCAGCGTAATCCACTAGAAGGCGTTCGGGAAGTTAGTGTTACTCCCAAACTTGATGGCGCAGCCATCTCACTGCTTTACATCAACGGCGAGTTAGTTCAAGCACTTACTCGGGGCGATGGAGTAGAGGGTCAACTGATTACTGACAAGCTGTTGTCAACTAACCTAGTACCGCATAAAATTTCCTATACGCCTATTCTCCAAATTACCGGAGAAATTGTTGCTCCAAGCCATATTGAAAATAGCCGAAACTATGCCGCTGGCTCCCTTAATCTAAAGGATCTAGATGAATTTAGAACGCGAGCCATTAGTTTCTTTGCCTATGGCTTATTCCCGCACTGGTCAGACTCATATTCGCAAGATATGAAATGGCTGCGTAAGCAGGGTTTTCAAACTGTCTTGGAAGCAGACTTAGATAAAATTTATCCTTGTGATGGTGTAGTATTTCGTTGTGACTCAAACCAAGAGTTTGAAGCCTTGGGCTATACTAGCAAGCATCCCCGTGGTGCATACGCTAGAAAAGAACGAGCTGAACACGTAGAAACTACACTCTTAGGCGTAGAATGGCAAGTAGGTAAAACTGGCAAGGTTACCCCTGTGGCTATTCTAGAACCTGTTATGATTGGCGATGCACAAGTGAGCCGAGCTACCCTAAACAATCCAGGCTTTATCGAAGCACTGGGCCTTGAAATTGGCGACAGGGTAGCTGTAATCAGGGCTGGAGAAATCATTCCCTGTGTGCTGCACAAAGTAGATGCCTAAATTTATCAGGCTCGGGCAAGTAAAATTTAGACTTGCTAAGCCTATACAATTAGTGTATAATATTTATATTCTGTTGGATAAAACCCCATGAAAATCACGATTCCTACAAATTGTCCGTGTTGTGAATACCCACTTGAGTGGGTTAATGACCAGCTGTTTTGCCGGAATCAGGCTTGTAGTGCTCAGCTTGATAAAAAGTTAGAACACTTCTGCAAAACCCTTGGTATCAAGGGCATGGGTTCTAAGACTATAGAAAAACTAGAACTGGCAGATATTACTGAACTCTACTACCTAGAGGAAAGTGAGATTGCTGAGTGCTTGGGCAGTGAGCGTATGGCTGAGAAACTGATTGATGAAATCAATCGCAGCCGTAGTGCAAGTCTAGCCGAAGTCCTAGCAAGTTTTAGTATTCCCTTAATTGGTAACACCGCATCACAGAAAGTTTCTAAAGTAATCAGTCATATTGACGAACTTACCACAGAAAAATGCCGTGAAGCTGGTTTAGGGGAAAAAGCCACCGAAAATCTTATGAATTGGATTCAAACAGATTTTCAAGAAATGAGAGAATTTCTGCCGTTCTCATTTCACTCTAACCATGTAGTAGATGCCCTAGAAGATAGAAAAACTATTTGTATTACTGGTAAACTAAAAAGTTTCAAAACAAAACAAGAAGCATACGATCAACTTGAACAGCTTGGATTTAAAATTTCCGAAACTGTAACCAAATCCCTAGACTTTCTAGTTGACGAATCTGACAAATCTAGTTCTAAGCGTAAACGTGCCGAAGAACTAAATATTAAAATTATCACAGACCTACAACAATTTTTGAAAGAAAATAAAGATGACTGAAAAAGCTAAAAAATGGAATGACGAGGTTGTTGACCAACTGCTTCAAATCGTTGGTAGCCAAAGCCCCGTTAGCGTAGCTAAAGTTGAAGAAGCCGCCGAAACCCTTGGATTCACTACTCGTAGTATTGCTGCTAAACTCCGCCAGCTAGACCGTGATGTTGCTAGCATGGCCAAAGAAAAGACCACTGCCTTCACCGAAGACGAGACTGATGATCTTGCCAACTTTGTTGAGGATAATGTTGGTCGTTATACCTACAAAGAAATTGCAGAAAACTTTGCTGATGGCAAGTTTACTGCTAAACAGATTCAGGGTAAACTTCTTGCCCTAGAACTTACCGGCGCTGTAAAGCCTGCCGAGAAAGTTGAAGTTGCTCGTACTTACACAGAAGCTGAAGAAGCAAAATTTGTTCAAATGGCTGAGCGCGGTGCCTTTATCGAGGATATTGCTGCTGCCCTTAACAAGACTGTTGCAAGTGTACGTGGCAAGGCTCTTAGCCTTACTCGTAAAGGTCAAATTGCTAAGATTCCCGCACAGCGCGAGTCCCATGCTAAAGATCAGGTTGATCCTATCGTTGCTCTTGGTAGTCGTATTGCTACTATGACTGTAGCAGAGATTGCCAAAGAAGTTGATAAGACTGAGCGTGGTCTTCGTACCCTTCTTACCCGCCGCGGAATTAATGTTGCCGATTACAAAGGCGCAGACAAGAAAGCCAAGGCCGAGGCTAAAGCTGCTGCCTAATCTAGATTAGGCATAACACTAGGCCGGGAGTCTAATCAACTCCCGGCCTTTTTACTTTGGATACTGTAAATGAAAGTTACAATCACATATCACGATACAGAATCGTTTACTGTAGAAGAAGTAGTAAAGCAAGCAGTACATAACTATGGTCGCCAAGCTCAAGTAGAAGTCATGCCAGAATCTACAATGGCATACGACCATATATATTTTGGCTTACAACAGCTCGTAACACATGAACAGCTAAGTCTACTATTTGACAAAGGTAGTAGTTATCAGCAAGATATTAAAAAGTTACGAGAAAATATTGTTTATAAAGTTACAGAAATTATAGACCAAGTTATAGTAGACAATGAATCTAAGGTAGGTTAATGTGGATGTATCCGCCGTAGTCTTAAATAAATTGCTATCTGAGCAGAGCCTAGATATATGGGCAAAGCTTAAGCTGGTGTTTTTAGACCCGGCATACTCCTCTTTGTATAGTGTCATCAATAAGCACTATGAACGGTATAATAAACTACCTAACTTTGATGACTTAGAACTTACTATTAGAGAAGGTCCGGCAGCTAAAACTCTAGCTACACTAAAGCTAACTGAGTTACCCGATGTTAGTGCTGAAGTAGCCCTTGATGCTCTTATAGATCAGTATACTCAGAACGAAACTGTAAAATTATTAGATAAATTTGTAGACAAACTGCCACTTTACGACTCCAACGAAATAAAAGAAAACTTATCAACAATAGCCCTAACCATAGAAGAAAAGACTCATACTAGTGAAAAAGTATACACAATGAGCGATATTCTTCTATTCCGCAATCCTCAAGAGTTAGAAAAAGAACGTGTTTATCTTGGACTTAACAATACTTTTGATGCTGTGCTTGGCGGCGTGGCTAGACAGGAACTCATACTCATCGGTGGTAAACGAGGTAGCGGTAAGAGTATTACTAGTAGTAATATTTTTATTAATCAGTATGAGAGTGGTAATAGTTGCCTTTACTTTAGCATAGAGATGACAGCTATAGAAGTAATGGAGCGAAACCTAGCTATTCTAGCTAATGTTAATCATCAAAGCCTAAAACAAAATAAATTAACTGATGAAGAAGTGCTTAAAGTAGTAAAAGCCAGAGCCGAGATGTTTGAAGATGCGGATCAAACCGTTCTAGAGTTTATGCGTCACAGAGATAGATTTAAATTTGAAGAAACACTAGTCAGAAACTATCGTCTAAAACAAACCAATCAAATGGTTATTGTTGATGATAGAGACTTGAGCATAGGTGCTATTGACTTGCACATTGGTAAAATGAAGGCTAGATTTGGCGATAAACTAGCTGTTGTAGTAGTAGACTACTTAAATCAAATTGTTGCCGATGGTATAGACCAGTATGACTGGAAACCACAAATTGAGGTATCCAAAAAATTAAAGAATCTGGCTCGTAAGTATGAAATAGTACTAGTAAGTCCGTATCAAATTGATGCCAGTGGTGAGGCAAGATTTTCAAAAGGTATTCTTGATGCTGCCGATATTGCATTAGTAATGGAAGCACACGATAAAGAAAAGCAAGCAATTACCTTTGAAACTACTAAAATACGTGGCGGTAAAGAAATGCAGTTTACCTGTCCTATTGATTGGGATACACTACGTATTAGTCCTCAAACTATAGAAAAACCAGAGCACGAAGAAAAAGTAAAACGCGCAGGAAAAACTAAGAAAACACAAGAACCAGTAGACGATCTACCTTGGAACACATAAATGAGCGATCCAGTACTAGAACTATTGCAAAAACAAGGATTAAGTTATACCGTAAGCGGCAGAGATTATCTTGTAAAATGTATTAATCCAGAGCATGACGATTCAAATCCTAGTTTTAGAATAGATCGAGTAACTGGAGTCGCCCACTGCTTTAGCTGCGGATTTAAAACAAATGTATTTAAACATTTTAATGTTTTTACAAATCCAGTACCAATTAAAATAGCTAAATTAAAGAAAAAATTACGTGATCTTATGGTTACACATACTGGACTAGATATGCCTCTAGGAGCTACTCCTTACACAAAGCAATTTAGAGGTATTAGTCCAAAAACTTTAAAGAAATTTGAAGCATTTTATACAAATCAAGTAGAAAAACTTCAGGATAGAATAGTGTTTCCTATTTGGGACATTACTAATAAAATCCAAGTATTTGTAGCCCGGCATACTATGAGCAATGGCAATCCTAGATATGTAAATTATCCTAGTGGTGTGCAGATTCCCTTATTCCCACCACATATGCCGTACGAATCAACTAGCCTAGTGATGGTTGAAGGCATATTTGATTTACTAAATGTCTACGATAAAGGACTACACCCAGTAGTATGCACATTTGGTACAAATACACTTCAAAACGATACACAGCTTAAACTATTACCATACAGAGCCCAAGGTATAACAAAAATCTACTTGATGTTTGATGGCGACGAAGCAGGTCAAAATGCTATGCAAACACTAAAACCACTAATTGAAGATTGTGGATTTCTAGTAGAAATTATAAATCTACCTGAAGATACAGACCCTGGCGAACTAGATCAAGAAACAGTAGACAGCATAAAAAATTATATTGGATATAACACATGAAGCGCGTAGCCTTAATTGACAAAGCACCAAATAGAACTAGATATTCTGACTACTTTCTTTTTGAGTTTGAACACTTTCATATGAGTAGTGTTCCTATTACTAAGTTGCTCAAAAAAGATGTTGATTTAGATTTTGATCATGAACTGTATGATCTAGTTATTCTAGTGGGCGCAGAAGCTGCTAAAGAATATGCTAAAGTTACCAGCGTTACTAACATGGCTGGGCAGCTAGTAGACGATAAGTTTGTGTGTATTACTAACCCGGCAATGCTTGCGTTCAAGCCAGAGGGTAAACCTGACTTTGAGCGTGCACTAGACAAAATCATCAAAATTTATAATGGTGAAGTTAAGCCACTACAGGCTGGCGACTATAAGGGTATTGATGATACTGTAGAGGCTAAAGAATTCTTTAGGGAGGTTTTGGCTGGTGCCCAGGGCGTGGTGTGTATGGATACAGAAACTACCGCACTATATCCTCGAGATGGCTATGTGCTTGGCCTTAGTGTAACCTACAGGTCAAAACATGGCAGATACATTCTTACAGATTGTCTAGATGAAGAATGTATTCAGCTTATTCAAGAAATTGCTGATACTTTTGACATTGTATTTCATAATCTAAAGTTTGACTTTAAGATGATTCGCTATCATCTTGGAATTGACTTTAGACCAGACCATGTTCATGACACTATGGTTATGCACTATGTGCTTGATGAAACTGATAGTCATGGCTTAAAAGAACTAGCCCTAAAGTACACAGATTTTGGTGATTATGATTCTGCTCTAGACACTTTCAAAAAAGAATACTGTAGATCAAAAGGTATTCTAGAAGAGCAGTTTACCTATGATTTGATTCCTTTTGATATTATCTCAGAATATGCAAGTATTGATACTGCTGTAACCTATGAGCTATATCAAAAGTTCTGGCCTATTATTCAAAAGAATGATAAGTTTTTGTGGGTATATAAAAATCTGTTAATCGATGGTACTGTGTTTCTCATGAATATGGAAGAAGTAGGTATTCCTATTAGTGTAAAAAGAATGCAGGCAGCAAAACTTTATCTAGACGATCAGATTGAAGAAGCAAAACAGGCTATATTTACCTACAAGGAGGTACAAGAATTTGAAAAAGATTCTGGTAAAATCTTTAACGCTAATTCTGTGTTTCATCTACGTGAGGTACTATTCGACTATGTTGGACTACAGCCTACAGGTAAAAAAACTAGTACCGGAGCGGTTTCTACAGACGCCGAAGTCCTAGAAAAACTTAGTGAAGAACACCCTCTGCCAGGTGCTATCCTAAAGGTTAGGCAATTAGGTAAAATTCAAAATACTTATATCAATAAAATCCTGCCGGAGCTAGACAAAGATGGTAGAATTAGGACTAATTTTAATCTTATTTTCACAACAAGTGGCCGACTTAGTTCTAGCGGTAAATTTAATGCACAACAAATACCACGAGATGATCCAATTATTAAAGGATGTATCCGAGCTCCCTTGGGCTACAAAATAATCTCGCAAGACTTGACTACTGCAGAGATGTATTATGCGGCTGTATTAAGTGCAGATAAAAACCTGCAACAAGTGTTTAGCAGCGGCGGAGACTTTCACAGTACGATTGCTAAAATGGTGTTTAATCTGCCTTGTGAAGTAGATCAGGTTAAGAAACTATACCCAGAAATGCGGCAAAGTGCTAAGGCTATTAGCTTTGGTATCCTATATGGATCTGGTGCTCAAAAAGTGTCTGTAACTGTTACAAAAGCTACTGGAAAGCCTTATCCAGTTAGACAGGCACAAGATGACATTGACGCATATTTTAACAAGTTTAATAAACTAAAAAAGTGGCTGGACGGTCGCAAACGGTTTATTGAAGAAAATGGGTTTACTTATAGCTTTTTTGGCAGAAAGCGTAGGTTGCCCAATGTGTTTTCTAGTGATAAAGGTATTGCAGCGCACGAGGTACGCAGCGGTATTAACAGCGAAGTACAATCTCTAGCCAGCGATATGAACTTGCTGGCTGCAATGGAAACTCAACAAGAAGTCAATAAACTTGGTTTGGATGCTAAAATATTCATGTTAGTACATGACTCTATTGTTGCGCTAGTTAATGAAAAAGATGTTGATACTTATTGCAAAATCCTAAAAACTAGAACTCAAACTGATCGTGGGTGCAGTATTTCTGGCTCACCTATTGGAGTAGACCAAGATATTGGTGATGACTACAGTTTTGGATCTTTTGAGGAAACTTATGAATTTAGGGGAGATCGTCTGGCCCGTATTTAGACTAGGAGAGCACAAGCCTACTGTTGAGGATGGGGTTGTGTTCTACTCTAAAGAGTACGTAGATAAAGATTCTACAAATAGTTTTATAGGTTTTCGTCTTGTAGACGATAGAACTGTAGATGCACCGACCCTAGGGCTGAGACGATTGCACTTAAAATATCAGCTTGACCAATCAAAACTGTTTCCTATTACTCGCGCAATATACTTCTTGGTGGATTTAATAAAATTAGCAAAGCCTACTACATGGTTTATAGACAACCATGGAAACTTATTTCAGTACAAAAAATCCACACGCGCCAAGCTGGTTTGCCGGAAGATTAAAAGGGTGTTACCTGCGACCAATCTAGGGTGTATTCTAGAAATTGAGGGTCTAGATCAGAGATTTAAGTCTCTCAGACATCCACAAAATGGTGAACGCTATGCTGGTATACTACAGTGGGGTTTAGGTTATATGTTATACGGCTTATACTTGGATCAATTTAAAACTACCTACAGGCTAATCTAGCAAATGAAAGCAGTCATAAGTAATAAAATATACTTAAATGATCCAGGTGCAGAACTATCTAAAAAAATTATTGATACTCTTACCTATAAGTTTAAAAAAGATACTGGTAGTAAACATTTTAGTAGTATAGAAACTATTAGAAACTATAAAATAATTGGTAATGGTATTATTAGTGTTCCACAAGGCCGTAAAGATTTAATTCCTCAAGGCTGGGAAGTAGTAGATAAACGAGTACTTGTTCCTGCTCCGTTTCCAGACCCTAAGTTTGAGCTACGCCCAGAACAACAGGCCGTATGTGACGAGATTACAGATACCTGCTTTATTAATGCACTAGTAGGCTGGGGTAAAACATTTACCGCACTACATCTTGCTAGAAAGCTGGGTCAAAAAACACTAGTAATTACTCACACTACAGCGCTTAGAGATCAATGGTGTGAAGAAGTAGAAAACCTATTTGGTATTAGAGCTGGAATTATAGGTAGTGGTAAGTTAGATTGGGAAGATCATGCTATTACTGTGGCTAATGTGCAAACGCTTGTAAAGCACTGTAATACACTAAGCAAAGAATTTGGAACAATTATTCTAGATGAAGCACACCACTGTCCAGCAACAACATTTACACAAATTATTGACACTTTTCACAGTAGATTTCGCATTGCTCTGTCGGGAACAATGCAACGTAAAGATGGAAAACACGTCTTATTTCAAGATTATTTTGGAAATCATGTTATCAAGCCCCCACAAAGTAACACACTGGCCCCAACGGTCAGGACAGTTAACACTGGAATCACACTTAAACATGGCGCTACATGGGTTGAAAAAGTAAATACACTAGCAAACGATACCAGTTATCAAGAGTTTATTGCTGGCATTGCTAAACAAGAAATAGAAACAGGGCATCAAGTACTTATAATTGCAGATAGGGTGGAGTTTTTACGAAATGTCAAAGAATACATCGGAGAAAATTGTGTGTTGGTTACTGGCGAAACCGGGTTTGATGAGCGTCAGACGATTAAACAACAGCTCCTTAACCGTGAAAAAATGTCGATTGCTGGTAGCAGACAAATCTTCTCAGAAGGAATCTCAATCAACTCACTCTCCTGTGTTATCCTAGCAATACCAATGAACAACGATAGCTTGTTAGAGCAAGTTATTGGTAGAATACAACGACAACATCCTGGTAAATTAGATCCACTAGTAGTAGATCTACAGTTTGCTGGTTGGGCTGATAAAAAGCAAAACAGAAACCGCCTAGGCTTGTACCTTAGAAAGGGCTGGCACATTGAAACGGTTTAAAAAATTTTGACTTGCAAAATGTTCTACAAAGTGATATAATATTATTTTACTTCAAAGAATGATCTTCTTTTTTAACCTAAACAAATTAGAGTTTGCTACAAACAACGACCCTGAATATTTAGTTGCAGCTCTACATAAGTGTTTTCTTGGTATTCGGATACCTAAAAATGCACGAGAAAAGTACAAACCTATTTTGGGGCTAGAAGCAGGCAGTAGTTATTTGTTAAATCCAAAAGCACTATTTGAAGATAAAATAACAGATGCAATATTTAAGGCACAGTATATTAGGCTAGCTGGACGCAGAGATTATCTTTCCTATAAAACCATAAAACAAAAACATCTTGACTTAACCTTATACCCAGACTTAAATATAGCTACAATTAAACACAATCCGCTATTAATAATTAAACACGCACATATAAAATTTATATACGAGGAAACAAATGGCACTCTCATTTAAACAAACCAAAGGCAAAGCACAAACATCTAAAGTTGAATCTTACGAGTACAAAGACGGAGAAAACTCTGTTAGGCTTATTGGTGGGGTTCTTCCACGCTATGTATACTGGGTAAAAGGTACTAATAACAAAGATATTCCTATTGAATGTCTAGCTTTTAGTCGTGAAAAAGAAAAATTTGATAATCTAGAAAAAGATTGGGTACAAGATTCGTATCCTGACTTGAAGTGCTCCTGGAGCTATGCAGTTAACTGTATTGATCCTAAGGATGGAAAAGTTAAAGTACTAAATCTTAAAAAGAAACTGTTTGAGCAAATCCTAACTGCTGCAGAAGATCTGGGCGACCCTACTGACTACGATACTGGTTGGGATGTAGTGTTTAAGCGTAATAAAACTGGCCCACTAGCTTTTAATGTTGAATACACCCTGCAAGTTCTTCGTTGTAAACAGCGCAGCCTTGGTGATAACGAGCGTAAGCTAGCTGATACCGCAGTATCTATTGATGAAAAGTATCCTCGCCCCACCAGCGACGAGGTAAAAGCCTTAATCGAGAAACTGCAAAAAGGTCAAGAAGAGGAACAAGAGAATCAAACAGATAGCGAACGTGAAGCTGTTAAAGATTTAGCTTAATAATCCAGCCTGCTAAGCCAAAAGTTTAGCAGGCTATTTTATCTTATATTATGAAATTACTTTTTACAGCCGACATTCACATTAAACTAGGTCAAAAGAATGTGCCCACAGAATGGGCTAAAAATAGATTTCAGCTATTTGTAGATCAATTTCATGAGATGCAAGATAAAGCTGATATGATTATTATAGGCGGTGATATATTTGACAGACTGCCTAATATGGATGAAGTCGAGCTATATTTTGACCTAGTAGCTAGCCTTCAAAAACCCAGTGTTATTTATAGTGGTAATCATGAAATGGTTAAAAAGGATACTACCTTTTTAACATATCTAAAACGTGCAACTTGGCGATTAAATAAACTAGTAACTGTATGTGATGACTATAGGAGTGATTTACTTGGTGGAGACATTGATATTATTCCTTATAATAAATTACGGGATTTTCAAGATAATTACAGTAATTTAGACTTTCAAGGTAGAGTACTAGTAACTCATGTTCGTGGAGATATTCCTCCACACGTTAAGGCAGAAATTAATCTAGAACTACTAAATCGCTGGCAAGTAGTACTAGCAGGAGATCTACACAGTTATGAAAACTCTCAGCGTAATATTCTCTATCCCGGTAGTCCTTATACTACTAGCTTTCATCGTAACAGAGTTGAAACTGGATGCATCTTACTTGACTTGGACAATTTGGAACATGAGTGGCTAAAGTTTGATCTACCACAGCTTATTAAGCGAACAGTAGGCGTAAGCGACCCTAAACCGCAGACATACCCCGATCATACAATCTATGAGATTGAGGGTAACTTGCACGAATTAAGTCAACTAGAAGATAGTGACCTAATCGATAAAAAAGTAGTAAAACGAGCACAAGATACTCAGCTTATTCTAGACCCTAATATGACTATGGCTGAGGAAGTTCGTGAATATCTTACCTATATTCTAGAACTAGATCAGACTACAATTAATAGCGTATTAGAGGAATTTTATAATGCCAGAGACAAACTTACAGATTAAACAAGTTGTTGTATGGTCGCAGCCAAACTGCCCTGGGTGTGATACGGTTAAAAAATTATTAGATCAACTTGGTGTTCTATACCAAGTTAACGTAATAGATACGCCAGAAACTAAACAACTATTTTTTAGTACACTACCGGGTGCACGCAGTGTTCCACAAATTGTAGTAGATGGTAAATGGATTGGTGGACTACAGGAATTTAGAAGATTTTTAAATGATAACAATAAAGCACTTAAAATGGTCTAACTGTTTTAGTTACGGCAAAGATAATCAAATAAACTTTACTAGTGCTCCACTAATGCAATTAATTGGTAAAAACGGACACGGTAAAAGTTCTATAGCTCTTATACTTGAAGAAGTTCTATATAATAAGAATAGCAAAGGTATTAAAAAAGCAGATATTTTAAACCGATATGTAAAAGATAACTGGTATAACGTAGAACTTGCACTAACAAAAGATAACGATGAGTATAGGATAGAAACAAAACGATCTGGTTCTCAGATTGTTAAGTTGTATAAGAATGGCAAAGATATAAGTGGGCATACTGCTACTACAACCTATAAAATTATTGAAGACATTATAGGTATTGATCACAAAACTTTTACGCAAGTAGTTTACCAAAGTGGTGCAAATAGTCTAGAGTTTCTAACTAGTGCGGATACGGCTCGTAAAAAGTTTTTAATTGAACTCCTAAACTTAACTAGGTACACAGAAACTGGTGATCAATTTAAACGCCTACACCAAGATCTAGGAGTACTAGTAGCCAGTGCAGAATCTAAGTTGCGAACAATTCAAGACTGGATTGATAAGTATAACAAACAAAATTTAGAACAAAAACCACTTCTACCAGTTCCTTCCCAGCCAGAAGATGATATAAGCCAATATGCTAGTATTCGAGAAACTATTAGTACTATAAGTGCTAAAAATAAAAAGATTTCTCAGAACAATACATATAAAACAGTTCAAGGTAAATTAAAACTGTTACCTGTACCAGAAAAACCTACAGAAACTATTAGCGAATATATAACTAAACGTGCTGAACATGATAAAACTGCACAAGATGCTCAACAGTTTATTCGTAAACTAACTAATCTATCAGATTCTTGTCCTACTTGTTTACAAGCAATTAACAGAGAAAAAACTCAACAATTGCTTAATGAATATGAACAAATCGTTACAACTAGTAAAGAGTTTAGCCAACAAGTAAACACAAAAATTCAAGATATTGAAAACAGATTAAAACTGTGGAAAGAAGCTATAGAAGCTCAGGCAGAATGGGAAAAATACTATCAACTAATTGATAATGATTTACCCAATGAACTCTTAGATGAAAAAATTCTACAAAAACAGCTAGATGAGTTGCAAAAATCCATACAACAAGCTAAAACTGCAATTCAAACTATTGAGCTAGAAAATCAAGCACGACAACAGCATAACAGTAAAGCAGAACTTTTAAAGTCTCAGCTTGCTGATATGCAAGAAGATTTAACTACTTGGCAAGCTAATCTTGCAGGTTTACAAAGCCGCCTAAATATACTAGCGATTCTAGTAAAAACATTTAGTACAACTGGTTTAGTAGCTTATAAAATAGAAAACTTAGTAAAAGATCTAGAGGTACTAACCAATCAATATTTAGCTGAATTAAGTAGTGGAAGATTTCAACTTGCGTTTGAGATTAGTGGTAATGACAAACTTAATGTTATTATTGTAGACAATGGTAATAACATTGATATACAAGCATTAAGCGGCGGAGAGCGTGCCAGAGTTAATGTAGCTACACTGCTTGCTATTCGTAAGCTAATGCAGAGTTTATCTCAAAATCGAGTAAACTTACTAATCTTAGATGAAACTGTAGAAGCTCTAGACCTAGACGGAAAAGAAAAACTTGTAGAAATCTTACTACGTGAAGAAAACTTAAATACACTACTAGTATCACACGGATTTACCCATCCCCTGTTAGAAAAGATTACAGTTGTTAAGAAACAAAATATCTCTAAGATAGAGGACTAAATGTTAGAAACTATATGTGACATATTTCAAGAAGGGTACAGACGCGGCTGGGTAACTACTCGTGATGGTAATGCTAGTATTAGGTATCGTGAGCAAAAATACTTTTATGTAACTCCTAGTGGTGTTCGTAAGCAAACACTTCAACCAGATCAGTTTAAAAAGCTAAATATTGTTAGTGGAATACATAGCGGAATAGTAGGGCCAGATATGTATTGGAAAGACTGGAAAGAGGCGGAACATACTCCTATAAGTAAAAACTTAAAACCTAGCGGCGAAATTCCTATGCACTTTGCTCTACAAAAGGAAATTAACACAGATACCAGAGTTGTTCTGCACTTACATCCTACATATACAACTGCAGCTATGTATAAGGGAATTGACTTAACAACTTTATCTAATGAGTTCCCTGAATTAAGTAGGTATACTAAAGTTGGAAAAACTGTTCCAGCATTTTTACCACTAACTCAAGAATTAGCTGATGCGTGTGTTCGAAATCTTGAACTTGAACTAGACGGCTCATTAGGGTATAATATAGTAGGAATGGACAGGCACGGCGTTGTAGCTGTAGATACCAGTCCTTGGCGTGCTTTTGAACATATTGAAAGGTTAGAGCATATATGTAAAATTATTTTACATGGAGCTACATAGTGAAGCCCAAACGCTCAAAGATTGTAAAAGGCAAGCATACCACATTTGTTTATCACGCTGGTGGTAAACTAGACATGATAACTGATTGGAATGCCCTAGCCCTAGAAATAAATCAAGCCATAGATAACTGGAAAAATCCTAAGCCCGTGGGTGTAGTTCCAAAAATTCGTCGTGGTAGATAGCCGACAAAAGGGCGCTAGAACAGAAACCAAAGTAAAAGAATTTTTACGAGAACATACCCAGTTAAAGTGGGAACGAGTTCCAGGTTCTGGTGCCCTAAATGAAAAACATGGCCTAAAAGGTGACTTATATATTCCGGGCGAAAAGAATATATACTGCGTAGAAGTAAAAGGCTATGCAGACGATCATCTTACTAGCCATATATTAACTAGTAAAAGTCCTACGCTTCTAGACTGGTGGCAGCAAACACTACGAGAAAGTGGTCAAGTCGGTAAACAACCACTACTATTCTTTAAGTTTGATCGTAGTAAAATATTTGTAGCCTTTCAAGATATACCTAATGACCTATATCCTTATGTGTATATAAACAGAGACGAGTATAAGTTTTTTGTTGCACTAGCAGAAGATTGGATAACAAATGAAAATATTGAGTTTATCAAAACCTAGGATTGTCTATGATTAATAAATTAGTTGGAATTATTCTTGCTACAGCCTCTATTTCAGTTGCAGCTCAAACAATTACAGCAGCAGGAGCTACTTTTCCTTATCCAATATACGCTAAATGGGCTGAAGCCTATCAAAAAGAGACTAAAATTGGATTAAATTATCAAAGTATTGGCAGTTCTGGCGGTATTCGTCAAATTAATAATAAAACAGTAACATTTGGAGCTACAGATGCTCCGGTTAAGGGTGAAGACCTAGATAAACTGGGACAAGTTCAATTTCCTGCAATTATAGGTGGAACAGTTCCTATTATTAATCTTGACGGATTCCAACCCGGTGAGCTTGTTATTACCGGACCCGTACTGGCTGAAGTTTTCATGGGTACGATTACAAAGTGGAATGACCCTAAACTTCAGCAACTTAATCCAGCCAAAAAATTACCAGATATGGCTATTACCGTAGTACACAGAGCTGATGGATCGGGAACTACTTTTAATTTTACTGATTACTTGAGCACAGTAAGCCCAGACTGGATGAGTCGTGTAGGACGTGGCGCAGCAGTAAAATGGCCTGCTAGTAGCAGTGTAGGTGGCAAAGGTAATGAAGGCGTGGCTGCTAATGTGCGTAGGGTACGTGGTTCTGTGGGATATGTAGAGTATGCCTATGTTAAGAAAAATAACATGACCTACATGAAACTACAAAACAAGGACGGTATATTTGTTAATCCTGATGATACTACTTTTGCTGCCGCTGCGGCTGGTGCAGATTGGTTTAGTGTACCCGGTATGGGTCTAAGTATTGTTGATCAACCGGGTAAGAATACTTGGCCAATTAGTACTGCTAGTTTTATTATCATGTACAAAGATCCACAAGATAAAAAATCCAGCCAAGAAGCTATTAAGTTTTTTGATTGGGCATTTAAACACGGTGCTAAAATGAGTGAAGAACTTGATTATGTACACCTTCCAGAGACACTACAAGCTCAAATTAGAACCCGTGTTTGGAGTCAGATTAAGCACTAAATATGAGTAAATCATTTCAACAAGTAAGTGAATTAGAAAATACCTTAATGGTAGTGGATGCACTAAACTTAGCATTTCGCTGGAAACACAATGGCGCAACAGACTTTTATGAAGATTACTTGCGTACAATAGATAGTCTTAAAAAGAGTTACAAAGCTCGCTGGGTTATTGTGGCTGCGGATCAAGGTTCAAGCAGCTATCGTAAACAGATTTATCCTGAATATAAGCAAAACCGAAAAGATAAATTTGCTGAGCAAACTGAAGCAGAACGTGCAGCTTTTGAGCGATTTTTTGAAGACTACCAGCACACACTAGACTGGATTCGTACTCAGACTACATACCCGGTTGTTCAGTTTCCACAAACTGAGGCTGATGATATAGCCGCTTACATAACTCAACAGGTCAAAAACTATCCAGTTACCCATACTTGGCTAATCAGTAGCGATAAAGATTGGGATCTACTAGTGGGTGAAGATACTAGTAGATTTAGTTATGTAACACGCAAAGAAGTTACAGCTAATAATTGGCACACTCACTACGACTTTACACAAGATCAATACATTAGTATTAAATGCCTAATGGGTGATACTGGAGATAATGTTCGCGGAGTAGAAGGCATCGGCCCTAAACGTGCTCATCAACTTGTGGAAGAATGGGGCACTGCTCTTGACATAGTTGCAAATCTACCTATCTCCAGCAAACTAAAATACGTTAAAACACTTAATGATAGTGCAGATACTATCATGCTAAACTATCAACTTATGGACTTAGTTACATACTGTGCAGATGCACTAGGTTCTAATACCCGACAAATAGACACCATCCTACAAGAGTATATTAAATGATGATAACAAATGGCGCAACACTAACAGGAACAACTAATATAGCAGGATTTTATGCTAGTACACTTAATATTCAATGTTTACGACTAACGGCAGATGCAGAGCTACCTAAACGTCAGCACCCCACAGATGCAGGAGCCGATCTGTGTAGTGCGGAAACTATTGATCTTTATCCTGAAGAAACCAAAGCTGTTGGTACAGGTATAGCAGTCAAAATTCCAGTAGGCTTTGTCGGGTTAATCTTTAACAGATCCAGTCAAGGAAAAAGGGGAATCATACTGCCTAATAGCGTAGGCGTTATAGACAGTGATTACCGTGGCGAACTAAAAGTTCTGTTAAAAAATATTTCAGGCGACCTATATAAAATTTCACAAGGCGACAGAATTGCCCAGCTAGTAATAGTACCAATTCAATTAGCCACATTTACAGACTGCTGGAATGATACCCAACGAGGTACAGGTGGCTTTGGCAGCACAGGAACATAGAGGAGTAACATGACAAGCACACGAGCACAAGTAATTACACGCAGAACTTATAACAGACCCATCAGTGATGATGGCAAACAATTTGAAACTTGGCAAGATACTGTTAGCCGAGTAATCTCACATCAGGCATGGTTGTGGGAACGTGCTGCCGGTAGGCAGCTGCTTCCCAATGAGTACGCAGAACTAAATCGCCTAGAACAACTTATGCTTGAGCGTAAAGTTTCTATGAGCGGTCGTACCTTATGGCTAGGCGGCACACAAGTAGCTAAAAATCGTGAAGCATCACAGTTTAATTGTAGCTTTACAGAGGTTGAAACTGTATATGACGTAGTAGATGTACTATGGCTACTTTTACAAGGTTGCGGCGTAGGATTTAAGCCTATTATAGGCACACTAAATGGATTCTCAAAACCTATTCAAAATATCGAAGTGGTACGATCACAGCGTACTGAAAAAGGTGGCTGTGAACATAATGTAGAAACTTGGGACCCGCAAACAAAAACTTGGCGTATTCAGGTTGGCGATAGTGCAGAAGCATGGGCTAAAAGCATTGGTAAACTAATGGCAGGAAAATATCCTGCTGATACTCTTGTTCTAGACTTCAGTCAACTGCGTCCTGCTGGTGAAAGGTTAAAAGGCTATGGATGGATTAGTTCGGGTGACTCGGCTATCAGTACTGCTTATGTTGCTATCGCCCGTATCCTTAATGGACGGGCAGATTCACTACTCACCAGAATGGATATCATGGATATTGTTAATTGGCTTGGTACCATTCTGTCTAGTCGCCGAAGTGCTGAGATTGCGCTTTTCGACTACGGCCAACCGGAGTGGCAAGAATTTGCAGTAGCTAAAAAAGACTGGTGGTTGCATGGCAATGCACATCGTCAGCAAAGTAACAATAGTCTAGTGTTTAATGAAAAGCCTACCTACGAGCAACTAAGCGAAATCTTTGCAATTATGCAAGAAGCTGGCGGAAGTGAGCCAGGGTTTATTAATGCACAAGAAGCACGTCGTCGTGCACCTTGGTATAAGGGAGCAAATCCTTGTGTTGAGATTCTACTCGGAAACAAATCATTCTGTAATCTTACAGAAACAGATATTGGAAAGTTTAAGGGAAATACCGCAGGACTTCACGAAGCTATACGGCTTGCCGCCCGAGCTAATTACCGTCAAACCTGTGTTAACCTCAAAGACGGTATCCTTCAAGAAGCATGGCATCTCAACAATTACTTCTTGCGACTGTGTGGTGTAGGCCTAACTGGTATTGCTAAGCGTCCAGACATGACTGGTTACGATTATGAATACCTAAAACGTACAGCTACTAGTGCAGCAATTGGTATGGCTGATGAGCTAGGCTTACCACGTCCCAAGAATATTACTTGTGTTAAGCCTAGTGGCACGTTATCGAAAATTATGGATACCACTGAGGGAGTTCATAAGCCTCTAGGCAAGTACATTTTCAACAATGTACAGTTTAGCAAGTACGATCCAGTTGTAGATAAATTGCGTGAAGCAAACTACCGAGTATTTAATCATCCCACAGACGATACCGGTGTTCTAGTAACCTTTCCAGTAGAGTGGTCGGATGTTCCATTCCACAAACAAGATGGCAAAGAAGTTAACCTAGAAACTGCTATTGACCAACTTGAACGATATAAACTAATTCAAACTTCGTGGACTCAGCAAAATACCTCAGTAACTATTAGCTACGAGCCGCATGAAGTTCCACAAATTGTAGATTGGTTAATGAATAATTGGGACTGCTATGTTGGAGTTTCATTTATTTATAGAAGTGATCCTACAAAAACAGCCAAAGATCTTGGCTACCTATACCTACCACAAGAAGTTGTCGACGAATATACGTTTCGCACATATGTTCAAGACCTAAAAGCCGTCAATATAGATAGTGCCAATAGTTTTGACGCAATCTTAGATGACGAATGTTTAACCGGCGCATGCCCAGTAAAGTAATATTTAAATATGAATAATGATCCTATCTTAACACTTACACTTAGCGTAAACGAAATTAATGCACTCTTAGCAGGCTTACAAGAATTGCCTGCTAAAGTTTGCAATCCTCTAAGTCAAAAGATCCAAAAAGAAGCACAAGAACAACTACAAGCACTTCAGCCTCCACCTGAAACGCCTGCTAGTTAAACAAAAAGCCCCGTTACTGTAAAGTAACGGGGCTTTTTGTTATCTGGGTGAATCGTCAGTGTCTTGGTCACTATCCTCATCATCCATATCATCCGAACTATCTTCATCACTATCGTATAAGGTACTAACTATTTCTACTAGTATGTCGCGATAAGGTTGGTCTACGTCTGGTAAGTCTTGTAAGTATACATCAACATGACCATTACGTAGTAGTTCTGCGTGGTACATAAACTGACCAAAGGCTTCTACTTCTTCTGAGATACTTTCGTTAGCATAGTCTTCAATTGCTTCGGCTACAATGTCTAGATATTCCTGCTTTACATATGCTTTTACTGTTAGGCTTAGTAATTTAAGAGCTTTGCCTTCGCGTTCACGCATAATTTGATTGCGTTTAGCCTTGCTCCACGAATAACCACCATCGCCTCCCCAGAGATCCCAAGCTACTCTACCCTTACTAGGAAAACCTTCTTCGCCGCTACGAAAACCTGTAGCCCTTTTGTCTACTTCATGACGAGAAAAAAAGCTGTACATTCGTAGGACAGTTGAAGCGCTTAGTGGATCACGATCCTTTAATTGATTAGCTCTGGCTAAACCTACTAGGGTACCACCAGGCTTACCTTCGTCTTTCCACTTTAGGGCACGACGAGCTGCCGATGCCATGCCACTAGTGGGTTTGTAAGTTTTTGCCATTTTAATCCTTATATGCTAAAATTATTTGTTTACACATTTTGCTACGAACTATATCTTGATCTAAAAATCTAATTACTTCAATACCTTCAATACCTTCTAGCCGTTTTATAGCGTCCTCTAGTCCTGAATTATTTAAGTCTCGCTGATCTGGGTCACCGCTTAAAATTACTTTACAATTTTTACCTATGCGTGATAAGAGCATTTTTAGTTCAGTTTTAGTTAAGTTTTGCGCTTCATCGACTAAAACTATTGCATTATCAAATGTTGCTCCACGCATAAATCCTATAGGCCGGGGTTCTATATCTTTATTTTTAAGTGCATATTCATAGAATCCTTTACCTAAAGATCGTTGAAACACGTTGTCAAATGGTTCTAAGTATGGGGCATACTTTTCCTCTAATTCACCTGGTAAAAATCCTAAGCCGCGGCCAGTTTCTACATTTGGACGGGTTAGTATAATTTTATTTATGCGTCTATGAAAAAGCTCTCCTGCAGCATAGCTAGCAGCTACAAATGTTTTACCTGTACCTGCACTGCCTACTCCAAAAACTACCTCATTTTGTTTTATAGCATTTAAGTATTGTTCTTGTATAAAATTAAGAGGTTTTACATCTCTAAATCCATACTCAATTGGGTTTGATTGAGTATTGGTTTGTTGTTTACGAGCTTTTTTACCTGATCTAGTTGCCATTGATTCGACCCTGTTAAGAAGTTAAGGTTAAACACTTAGATTACTTTTTTGTGTCTGGTTTTACCTCACTAGGCTTTTGAGCCCCTTCTAGTTTCTTATGGATCTTTATAGTTTTACAAACTTCTTGCTCTTTACCTTTGCTATCCTTTTGGATCTCACAGACCCGTTTTGTTTCGGGTTCAGCTGCCACATAGCCTGTAGCAAACAACGAAATTAATACCGCTAAAATATATTTCATGATTAGTCCTTTTTGTGTGGGCTAAACTTTTCAGTAACAATTACACCTAAACCTACTAATACTATGTACATCATACTATCGTATAGTGTTCCGTCTACCTTATACCCAAAAAATAAATTAGCTACAAAACCTAGGCTACATAGCATAAAAGCTAAAAATGTTATTACACGTTTGCTGCTTAGGCTGCCATCTACTCCATCTTGTAGTAGTGATTTAAGCATTTAAATCTCCGGGTGTGGTGCTTGTGGAGGCTTAGGTTTTCCGCCGTATCCCGCTTCTGGCTGACCACTAGCAAACAGTACTGGCTCTTGTCTGACGTGCTGCGGTTTAGGTTCTGGTGTACGTATAGCCTCAATAGTAGCTTTAAATCCATCTTGTTGTTGTTTTTGTGCTTGAAG